TGGTAACCCCGTTGATGTTGGGTTGGGGTACGCTTCTCGCATAAAGTTTACATCTTTGTTAAGGAGATAATGGTACACACCACTACCGTCTACCACAGCGAGGCTGTAGCTGTACAAAAAGTCACTTGGGGAAGACAAGTAGTTATTACTTGCTGTCACCGTACCTGTAACATTCTTACGCAACGCAGGTATCTGCACTGTGTTATATATCTTCTGTTCAGCCTGCTGTGTGAACATAGCGAGCTGGTCATCTGTAAATGAGTTTTCACAGATGTCTTCGATGTTAGTTTTCAGCTCGGTATAATTCATAGCTTATGCCATTGGCCCCCGTGCATACAAACCTTTGGTCGCTGCGCCTGTGCCGCGTACCTTGATTTTACCACCTTTGGCATAACCTTTTTTAGCCATGCCGCCTTTTTTAAACACACCACGACCTTTTAATACGTCTGCTTGCGTTACCTTACCATCTCCAGTTAGGTCAGTTAATTTTTTAGCCATTACTCATCTCCTATGCTATGCTTACGGTAACTTGGCCGACATGGCCAACACCTATTAAATCATTAGGGGTAAGCCCAAACGGATCATCCCCCCCACCTACGGGGTTCCAACCCCACTGAATACCACGACTACTTGTATCTCCAGACGCTCCTAAACTCTGGTCAGGACGTGGATTACGTATAGCTTGCGGATCATCAACAGGAAACTCACCCAATTTTAACTGCGGGTGATCTGGACTCCAACACTCAGGACAAGCCTTTATATTCGTATCTCGGCCTTTTACAAACAGGTTCTTTAGCTCCCGTAACTTGTACTGGAACCCGCATACATCGCAGAGCGCTAACGCTTTCTTTGCTGATGCAAACCTAGTCGTCATCAGGCAATCCTACCTATTCTAGGCACAAATCGTGCCGCTGTTTTCTCTCGGTCCTCGCCCGCAGCCATCTCGAACTGCTCGTCGTACACAGCTTTTAACATCGGTATACGTTCAGCCAGTTCAGGAACCTTCATAGCAATGTGATAAGCCAACCCAGCAACAAGGCACGGGAAGAAACGGAAGTTCATATCTGCTGTCTGTACGCCAGACCCAGCATCCTGAATACGACGCATACGCCAATAGTATAACACGTAATTGTTGTTATCGGGCACAGGCCACACATTTACCTTGGGCGCATCACGTAAACGCTCAACATAAAGCTGTATAGGACGCCCTTGTGTTAACTTGTTAGGTATAGACGCGTACGTACTTACACTGATTCTGCTTATGGTAAGGTCAGATTGTGTCGAAGTATTGCCGCTATTAGTACGTATTTGGTGTTCAAGCAAATCAATAGTATCTGCTGGCAAAGTGTATTGTGTAGTGCCTTCTACTAGGTTTATCGTACCAGAATCAATGGTCCACATGTTAATACCACGGTTCTGCCACTCTATAGTCATCAGGTTCATAGAGCGACGGGCGGTACGTAGGTCATACCCTGAACGCATCTCGCGGCCCGCACGTTCCCATGCTTCCTCCGCTATCTCGGTGAAGTCCATATCGAACGCTGTGGTGCCTGATGTAGTCATTTCTTACGCCTCTTTAACGGGGCTACACGTTTGGGTTTACCCGCTGGTTGTCCTAAACGCTTCTTTTGCGCTATACGTTTGCTCTTCTCAGCCTTCGTCATTTCCCCGCTAGTTTTTGGAGTTTTGCTAGAAACTCGTTTAGATGGTCTACAGTACGGTGTACCACGGCTTTCACCTTCTTTACGGCCACACGGCTTGCCTGTTTTAACATCTTTCCAGTCCTCCTTGAACCAGCGTTTAAGTGCAGCACCTTTTGCGGTTTTACGAACAGCCATTACTTGCCCGCCTTTTTCTTTCTACATTTTGCGATAGCTCCACTCGCATATGCGCTTGGAAAAACCTTATATGAAGCCTTCACCTTGTGGTAACACGCATCTTTAACTGTGCCGCCCTTCTTGTAACCTTTGCTACATTTGGAGCAGCCGCAGCCATCGGATTTGTAATATCTACGCATAGCTACCTCATTTTACAGGCTTTGCCACCACGGGCTAAACCATAACCACGAATTTTGCCACCAGCCTTCAACTTCTTTTTTGGCGGCATACGCATACCCCCCGGGCGCTGCGTAAGATCAAGCATGGCCCCGCCACCACCGCCACGCCCATACACGCCTTTGCGAACTTGAGATTCCTGTTTAACCTTATCCACATCAGGATTTAGCTTCCGTTGAAACTCTAGCTCCTTCTTAAAGGCACGGTCTTTCATGCGCTTTATTTCGTCATCAAAGTCCATGAGCTACCTCATTTTAGCTGGACGCACGCCCTTACGGGCAATACCTGCGCCACGAACTTTACCACCTTTTTTGTAGCCTTTTTTCATCATACCGCCTGCTGCATAACCTTTTTTCTTCATCATGCCGCCAGCTTTCATCTTTTCAGGCTTGGTGGTTAGCCCAGTACCGTCAGCACGGGGTTGCAAGAGAGATTTTGTAGTCATCGCCTCACCATCTCGCGTAGGTTTTAGGATCGACTTAGCAGCTTTACCTGCCGCTACACCCGCATTGCTTACTGCTCCCGGTACACCTAATAGACCAGACTTTGCAGCCCTTGCTAACGCACCTGTAGCTTTAGATGGGGTAACGGTAGCTTTTAAAGGGGGCTTTTTCTTTGGGTTCTTACCAGAGTCAATAGCAGCGTTTATCTCCGCTTTAGTCTTACCACCTAAAAGCTCTTCTGTTTTAATATCGCCCTTGCGGCGTCCATCCATAGCATTAGGGCGTTTAGGTGGCCGCTTTGATCCCGGTTGCGCTGGTTTAGCTTTAGGGCGTGTGGGGGTAGAGGACTCCATCATGTTCGTGGTACCCTCTTCACTAATCCGATCCATAGCGGCATTACCACGTTCAATAGCGCGTTCATCAGGGCTAACCATAGTACCAGCTTGGTACTTTTTCATTTTGCCGCCTTTTTTATAGCCCTTACTCTTCATTTTCATTGTCAGCATCCTTGTATAGGTTGTTAAATACTCGGCCTGTATCCCAGACGTAATCTACATCTTCTTTAGAGCCATATGAATGTTGGTTTGGTTTAAAGTCTGGAGCGCCTTGGCCCGTTTCAAACCACGCAGGGTGCGTAACACGAACCCGATTATTTGGTAGAGCTACTATATTACCTGTGTACTCTCCAGCGTCTAACAATTCAAGTACGTGGCTTTGTTTGTGCTGCGCTGGGTCATCAGCCACTTCACTATCAGTATAATCAACAGTGAAGTAATACTTAGCAGGGTAAAACTCGCCATCTACTTTGGCTATCCACGGTGCAGGAGAAGCGCGTTCTATCTTATACACACTGTGCGTGTGTGACATACAATCCCACGGTTGCGCTAAATATGGTGGTAGTTCAGTAGGCCACTCTTCTAGTGGTGTATCAGCAACCAGCGCCGTGAGGGGCATACGTGCCCACATAGCTCCGCCATGAACGTTAAGTTCATCTGTGTCATCAGACTCGCAGCCAGTAAAAATCACTTGAAAACTAAGTGTTCTATTTGGCATTGTGGTTACTGCAACGACCATAGCGTGTAAAAATTCTCCGTGGTAGCCTTCTAAGTTTTTCGTATACTCCCTGCGCACCCATGCTTTAAAGTATGGAATGTTACTTGTTAGGTACGGCATTAAGTTCCTTCTTACGTTTTTTTGCAACCTTCTTCTTCCGTTTCTGAGAAACTTTGGAGGGAGGCGATTGTATTTGTTTACCCATCTGGGCACGACTGATAGCCATCTAACAATTCCACTTCCGCAAACTCTTATTAATACGGCTGTCAGGATCGTTAGCTGTCTTTGCGCTTGTGTTGCGTTTCTTCATACCCTTCATACGTGCACAGAAAGACTTTCGCCGATTGGCAGCTTTAGAACCTTTCTTTAGTTTGCTGGGCTTTGTGGTAACAGCGGTCTGTAACTTACTACCGGGATTAGCTTTCCGATAGCTGGCAACACCCTTAGCGTTTAACCCGCCAGACTCACTCTTACCTTCTTTACGGGTCCAAGCGGGGGATTTTACACCCCCACCTTTTTTATAATACGCCCGCATAACACCCTCCTAACTATAGAAGAAAGTCATGGCAGTAATGTTTGTCGCCACAGACACGTACACGTCTGAGGAACAGCGAATACCGTCATCAGGAATATTGATTGAGTGGGAGTCAGACGCTAGAAAATCAATATCCAACACTGTAGTGCCCCCGTTACCGTTAGTAACTGTAAGACGCCCCGCACCTGCACCTGTTAAAACCTGCACCTGACGAACTCGCGCTGGGCCTACACCTAGCGATCCTGTGCCTGCTACACGTTTGGTTAATACATCAGAAGACATATGTTAGTCCTTCTTCTTTTTAGGACGACCACGCTTCTTGGTAGCAGGTTTATCTTCCCATGCCTCATTTACATCAGGCGTAGAAGGATCGTCTGCTTTAAGCGTACCATCTGTGTTACGGGCACGGACTTTAGATGTCCCCAAACCACGAGCTGCTAGTTCTTCTTCGCTAGGCGGTTGAAACCGATCACTCATGCTTCACCCCCTTACGATGCTGCGATTGTGCCGCCTGTGTCAGAACGCTTCCAGTTTGTTCCGTCAGAGAAAGCCAAGATAGCGGAACCAGCCGCACCGTTTGAAACGAACACAACTGTACCTGCACCTGCAGAAGAAGCAGATGGAGCGTTAGCTACGGTATAAGTTGGAACTTTAATATCACCAACAAAGCCGTTGGTAGAGGTCACTGGACCTGAAAAGGTGGTATTCGCCATGAATATGTCCTCACATGCGAGTTAAGTGGATCTGTCTGCATGTCGTCAGTCGGGCCTGTCAGATCCACGGGATACTCCCGATAATTAGCAAAGTACCACTGAGGTGGTAACTAAGTCAACAAAAAGAAAGGGGCCACCGAAGCAGCCCCCCTTTACCAAGTTCTCTAAACGCTTACGCGCCGGGAGAACCAAAGATACCCAATGGGTCAGATACACCGAAGCTGTAACGCTCGCGGGCTTTGTAGCGGCTGTTGCCTGTATCAAAGTCAGCATCCATCGAAGTCGCCATTGGCGCACGAGTGAAGTGCTTCAGACCGTTTGGTACGTCAGTCATCAAGAACCAAGCATTGGTGTCTGTCAGATAGTGGTTGACCGCATAGCCTTCAGGGATTGACCCATTGTTGCGTAGTGCGTTCAAATCGTTATCGGCAGTACCGACACGACCTTCTGTCTCTAGGAGACGAGTTGCCACAAACTGCAGTGCTGGTGGGATAATCAACTTACGTGGCTGAGATGCGATAAGCAAACCACGCTCGTCTGTCCAACCCGCGATCTGAATAACTGCTGCTTCAAGCGATGTCTCGTTGAGGTCAGCCGCTACTGCTGGCGTGTTAGAGTTAGTTCCACCAGATACCAATGGGTGATCGGTAGCACACAAGGATTTACCGTCACCGTATGTGGTGCCTGCGGCGAAGGCGTTGTTAAGGATTGCTGCAGCCTTAACTTGCTTCGTGTACGCCATCGCACGAGCCAGTGCTTTAGTATAACGAGATGACAATGAGTCATACAGGTTATCCTCGATAGCTTCCTCAGTGATTGAGAAACCCATCGCAACTGTTTCGTGTGTGTAGCGTGCAGTCCATGCTTCTTGAGCATTGTCATACTCAATCGCGGAACCTTCACCTTTAACTGGCGCTGCTGAAAAACCGGATAATTTAGTTTCTTCCTCGAATGACCGATCTGATGATTCGGTTTCAAAGATTTCAGCGTGTTCTTCGCCATATTTTGCGTATTCCATTCCGAACAATGCGTTCAGGCCGGGGAGCAGCTCTTTAAGTAGCTGGGCGCGTGAAATAGCCATTCGTTAATCTCCTTATACGCCAGTAGTGTTACTGTACTGGTGACCTGCGTTCCATTTAACGTAAGCCTCAGTGTAACCACCACTTGTGTTTTTGGTTTCTTCAACCAAACCAATGATACGGAACGGCAACGTAGCAGTAGTTGCTGATGTATCAGAAATAGCACCACGCGAGTTACCCGAAGTCGAGTCACCTGTGTTGTCTACGCCTGCTACGTTTGCACCGATATCGGTTATCGCTAGATCACCAATAGTTGTACCTGAAGAAACAACAGCGGCTTTGAACAACAGGTCAGTAGCGTCTGCTACATAAGCCTGAATGTCGCTTGCGACTGTGCCTGCAGGATAAGATTGGCTGTACAATTCATAACCCAAGTTTGGATCAGTGTATTTACAACCCATGAAAACACCAACAGGTGTCATTGCAGCGTCGAACGGGTCACGCTCAACGGTGCCTCCGGTAACCACTTTAACGGCATCACCAAAGAAGATGCTAGTAGCATAACCGCTAGCAATACTCATTTGACGATAGACGCCCCCAACAAAGGGAACACCGCTTAGTAATTTTACCGGAACCAGACCATAAGGTCCGCTAACAGAAGGATAAGCCATCTAAAGCTCCTAAGATTAAGTTCCTTTACCGAAAGTAACCTTCGTCTTCCGTTCATTAAACAACGGCATACGAGGATCATTTTCTCTCATAAGGCTGTTATCCACAGATGTCATTTGAGCTTGTGCCTGATCGTTATAGTAGGCGTTCCGCTCTTCAACCATCTCTTTCGGAGCCTTACAGAGCATCAAACCACCGATAACTATATTGTCCTTGAAACGTTCTTGTTCAATCGCAACGATAGTAATCTCTGGATGGTCTGTTGCCTTTACAGGCTCCCAACCTTCACGAAGTTTTGAAGAAACGTTTGTGGCATCGACCTGACCCTGTGTACTTACGCGTACCCAGTGGAAATCATAGCCCGGCTCGGGATTGGGGGAGGGTAATACCTCGGGGCGCGTCCAAGCCTTTTTACGAACTGTGCGTTCGCGGGTCTCTAACTCACGATCTTTACGATTATCAGCCATTTTGTTTCCTCATATCTAATGCAACCTGTTTGGCGTATTGTTGAGGGGTTAACCCCAACCTCTTAGCGAGCTGAACTTGGGTCTTGGTCAGTGTTACCTTTTTAGGGGCTGTGCTCCGCGTTGCGGGTGCCACTACCTGTGTCTTTCGCTTTGGTTCGGCATCCTCGAAATTATCGGGGAATACCTGACGCATACGAGAATCAATCGTCTCGTAGTATTCATCACTATCAGGGCTTACACCCTGTTTGACAAGTTTATTATGCAACCCCAGCGCTAAACTTGTCATCTCATCGTCGGGACCAAACCACGAATTAGCTTTGCGCCATTCTTCGGCTCGTGTATCGACCTGTCCTGCTGGAGCGGTTTCTGGTTCTGGTTGTACAGGAGTTTCTATTTCCTGTAAAGTTGGTAACTTAACATTTAGTAGCTTTTCAGACTTCAACTTAGCATTGGTTAAGTTTTCCTGCGCTTCAAGCACGGCATCTGAGTTTCCAGACTCATAGGCAGTCTTGTATTGCTTTTTAGCTAGGTCTATCTCATTCTCTACCTGCTTTTTAGCCTGCTCAAGCAGCGCCGTCTGGTTTTTGTTGACGTTGCCTTTTAGCTTCTTATTTTCTTCCATAAGCGTCTGAGTAACACGCTCAAGTTCCTGATTCTGACGTACAGCTTCTTCTTTAGCCCTACGCTCATCATGGTAACCCTTGCTAAAATGCTGGATGCGCTTGCGAACCTTATCAGAATAGTCTTCCAACTCTTCATCAGTAACCTCCGCTGGGGGGTCGGACGGTTTGCGGTTCCGGTCAGCTTTCGGCGTATCGTCAACAACCTCAATCTCAAGCTCGTCACCATCACTATCCTTCTTGCTCTCAGGTTCAGCCTTCGATGCCTTATCTTCTGCGAAATCCTCCGCAGTCTTCTTACCAGATATATCAATTTCAACTGCACCGGAGTCCTCTACAGCTATGTTCTCATCTTCCGTTTCAGGAAACTCAAATTCTACTTTTTGAAAAGCCATATCTACGCCCTTTGTATGCCCGTTGGATCAGCTACGACAGCCTCAATAGAGTCATCATTCATTAGCCGATACTCAATACCACCAATAGTGAACCGTGTGCCCGAGTTCATGCGGAACATCACAAAATCACCCTCTTTACACCAAGGCC